CCGTAAATGTAACCATCTTCGGCTCGGCTTCCTGTCCCATGCCCATGTCAGAAAACGCCTTTTCGATTTCTTCCACCGCTGCGCTTGTTTTTTCTAATTTGGCGACATCTTTTTCCTGCTGCTCGTCATACGCGGCTTCGTGCCATGTGTTAATGCTAGAAAGTTTAATTTGGATTTCTTCCACGTCGGCGCTGAATTTGGCCTGCGCCTCGTTATCTATGCGTAATTTCTCCGCTTGCTCAGCCGCGATTCTTTTTGTCTCTGCTTCCTTGGCTTCGTCCTCCTTGGCTTTGGCTGCCGCCGCTTCTGCCCGAACCTTGGCGCGTTCTTCTTCGCGTATGCGCTTTTCTTCTGCTGCAATCTTCGCTTGAGCTTCGCGTTCCGCTTTTTCCTTGGCTTCTCGCTCCATGCGCTCTTTTTCTTGCTGCTTGCGTTCGGCCTCGGCCTTTTCGTGCTCAGTGATTCGAGCTTTAATTAGGTTTACCAAGTCTTCGTTGTTCTTTTGCAGCAACGTGGCGTAATCACTAAACAGAAATTTATGGTCTTTTGTCAGCTCGCCAAGGCTGTCCAGATTCTTGCGGATAATTCCTGCGGCCTCATTGGCTGCCAATTTCGCGTGAACCAGTTCGGCCTTTACCGCCTCTTCCATGTTCTCAAAATTGCGCTTGCCCTTCGTTGCCGCCTCAAAATCCACGGCCATTTTCGGAATCTGGACATTGTTTATTGTTTCGCTCAATTCTGCTAAGTGCTTGTTGAGTTCGGCTTGGGCCTTGTTGATTATTGACAGCTTTTTGACTTCTTTCGCTTCCTTTACTTGCTTTTCGCCGTGTGACTGTAGCTTTTGCAATATGGTGTCGGCTTGCTTAACGTAGCTATTGAACTCGGCCAGACTTTCGAACTTCTTTTCAATGTCCGACGCTTTGGCTTTTAGCGTTTCCCTGCCCGCCTTCACGTTTTTATTGAAAACTTCCTTGTCTGCAAAGTCTTGGTCACTGTCTAACTCCAATCTCATTTGCTCGTCCGCCAGTTTCTTTATCAGCGGTATGTACTCATTAAGGTTTGAAACAACCATCGATCCTTCGACGCCGCAAGTAATCAGCGGGAAGCTCTCTTGTTCCCGCGCAACGATCACCTCGCGCCTTGCCGTCGGCTCATGGGCCTCAAGGTCTTTTTTGAACTCATGCCACCCGGCAATAAGTTTGGCTCTGCGCTCTGGCTTTGACTCGTAGATCATTGAGACTCGTTTTGCGCTTGTTCCGTCTGACACTACGAATAGCACATGCTCAGCGTCGGAAACTAAAAGTTGGTGCTCTAATTGCCAGTAATACGTCGGCTCTAAAACTTTGTTTCTGACATTCTCGGCTAGCACTTCGTTCCATAGTTTATGCTCAAATACCTTCCGGCCTTCTCCGTTTCGGCCATCTAACGATGCCAGCAGATGCAAGCCTTCGACCTCAATCGAACATACTATTGTCTTGAAGTCTTCGCCTGTTTCAAACTCCAACAAATCACGCGCCTTTTTTTCTGCTGCGTGTCCTTTTGCATACAATTCTTGAACGAAGTCAGACACCGTTCGTGAAATGCCTTTCTTTTCATTCATCAAAGCCGTTCGGCTTATGTATTTACTTTCGCCAAAAATGGCTGGGGCTTCGCTTGCGGTGAAAAAACCTTTCCTCAGATTTACCCACTCTTCGCCGCCCTGTTCTACGTTATGAATTATCATGCTGACCTGCCCCTATGTTTTCGATTGCTGCTTTTTGTAATTTTGTAAAAACTATGCCTTGATCTTCGCCACTCTTTATAAGCTGCGCCGCTGTTCTCTTGCCGGTCAAAATTGACTTCTCCCAATTTGGGAAGTTTTTTTGAAAGTCTTCATCCGGGTAAAAAGCTAGCTCTTTCGCTTCTACTTCGGCCTCGCTCCCTGCGTCGTCGTCTTCGCCACCAACAACAATCCCAAGGCTGCCTGTTAGCGTGTAGCGTCTCAGGTAACTGATTGTGGAAGCGATTGCTTTCAATGGCTCTTTGCCTCCGCTAATGTCCGGCTGTGATGTCAGCTCGCTTGTTTCGCTGTGACCGCTTGCGTGCGTGACAATGCAGTAAACCGTTATTTGCCCTTGGCTTTGAGACTGGCTAAAGCGATAAGAAAGACCAGTTTCTTTAAGTGCTGGGCGTATTGCCTTGGCGATGTCTTCGAGTTTTGCGTAGTCGTAGTGCGTCCTCCCCTTTGAAGAGGTGAAGTCAACAACCCCGGTTTTTTCTATCACTGGTAGAAGTCCCTGAAACTTCGACATAGCCTCATTAAAGTCTCTCTTTGCTTGGTTCGCTTCGTAACGCTCTTGCAAGTCCATGAGCTTTTCAAGTTGGCCAATATCAGCGCCTTTCTCAATGGCTGTCTGGATCAGCATAAAGTGCGGGTTTGTCGTTATCGGCACCACTTGCCCGCCTTTTTTTGCCGTGTATTTTTTTTCGTTACCCTGCTCGCCTGTTACTAATTCACCCTTGCTGTCTGTCATGTCGTGCCCCTTGTTTGCTTGCTGGTATGATCTAACTATAGCCTCATCTATTGCGCTGGTCAATAGCCCCCTTGATATATTTATTATTTGCCCTTAATATATAATCTCACCATTCCCGCTATAAACGAGGTAGTAAAATGAACGTAGGACGATCAATCAAAGTGGCTTTAGCTCAAAGAGACAAAAACCTTACATGGTTATGCGAGAAATTAGGCGTAAGTAAGACGCGCACTTGCGCAATGGCTAATTCAAAGAATTTGCACGTAGAAAACATCGAAAAGCTGGCGGCCATCTTTCAGCTTTCGGCGTCTGAGTTCATCGCTCTGGGCGAGAAAGATATTAAAAGCGAATAACCCGTTTTATTCTTGACGCTCTATCCTCCTGCCGCTATAGTTAGCGTCACAACAACAAAAGGGGGTGAGTATGAATGAAGAACGCCTGAGCGCCATCAAAAATGGCAAAAATAAATACACTGGAGCGCCTTGCAGAACGTGCGGCGGAACGTTGCGGTTTGTCAATAACAACAACTGCTCTGCGTGTGCTGCTTTAGCTGGGCGGAAGTACCGGGCCAATATCAGGGCCCTGATCGAAAAGGCGCGGGCGGGTGGCTTATGAACAAAGCCCCAGCCTTTCAATTCTACGCCGCTGATTTCTTAACGGACACTTCCGAAATGACATGCCAAGAGGTCGGTGCTTATATCCGGCTTCTGTCCCTTCAGTGGGTGAATGGCGGCCTCAGTAGCGACCCTATGAGGCTTGCCAACATTATTGGCGCAGATTTCCACGCCGTATGGGATGGAATAAAGCACAAGTTTTCATTATGTGATGATGGAAAGCTAAGAAATCCTAAGCTTGAGCAAGTCAGAGATACGCAAATTGCCTTTAGAAACAAGCAATCAGAATCAGGAAAGCTAGGCGCATCAAATAGATGGGCTAAAGAAGCGGCGAAATCTAATAAAAGCACCGCTAATAGCGAAAGTATGGCGACCCCACCAAGTACCGATGGCGACCCTATTAGCGACCCCAATGGCGAAAACATAGCTCTTCGGTCTTCATCTTCATCTTCTTCTTTGTCTTTGTCTCCTACTTCAACTTCAAAAACAAATAAAACAAAAACACTTGTGCCCACGCCTGAAGGCGTAAGCACTGCAACATGGAATGATTTTCAAACTTTGCGCAAAAGTAAAAAGGCTCCGGTCACCGCTGCGGCAATGGACGGTATCAAGCGTGAGGCTGAAAAAGCTGGCTGGACTTTGGAAAACGCCCTGATCGAATGCTGCTCTCGTGGCTGGACTGGTTTCAAATCCGAATGGGTGAGCGAGAATAAACAAAACCGACAGCAGCCGGAAACCATCGACCAGATGATTGATCGAAGCTCCGCCCAAGCCGAAAGGGTTCGGGCATTCCTTGAGCGGACTTCACAGCAACCCGTTGTTACGATTGTTAAATAACATAACCGAGGGCTTCAAATGGTTAACTCTGACATAAACGAATTTAATTTAATTTGGACTGCATCTTGCGAGTTATACGGCAAACAGCCAAGTGATGGCGCGCTAGCTATGGCGTTTCAAGCGCTCATGCGGTACGACCTTGCTGAAATAAGCCGTGCGCTTAATGCCCATGTAAACAACCCAGCCGACGGGCGCTTTATGCCTAAGCCCGCCGATGTTGTGAGGCATATCGAAGGCGACCCAGACAGCCGATCACTGCAAGCATGGTCGAAGGTTGAGCGAGCAATAGAGCGAACAGGTCCGTACCAGTCTATCGTTTTCGACGATCTGATAATTATGTGCTGCATTTCTGACATGGGTGGCTGGATGGATTTGTGCAACGTCACGACCGAAGAGCTGCCATTCAAGCGTAATGAATTCGCCAAGCGTTACAGAGGCTATCTGAGCACGCCCCCTGACTCTCACCCGTCAAAGCTGATCGGCATCACTGAGGCGGGAAACTCGACCACTGGCCACGCCATCCCTGATCCGCTTTTAATCGGCAACACACAGCAAGCCCTGTCCGTTCACCAATCAGGCGCTAAACAAAGCACCGGCGCTGTATCGCTTAGCCAAGCGCTCAAGGCGCTCAACTTGCCAGACCCTAAATTAATCTCTTCTCAAGGGTAAACCTATGAATGCGCATAATTTGACACCAACACTTCACGCTTCTTTGATCGAAAAAATATTTTCTAGGCTCCTAGTTACTTACGGACAAGAGTTTGCCAGCTTTTTTTGCACAGGGGTCGTGTACGGGGCAGACCGTGGCATGGAAAACGCCCAGATCACTTGGGGCGAAACATTGGCTGAATTCAATGACCGGCCCGATGCCATTGTCTACGCGCTCGATCACCTGCCTGAACGTGTGCCGAACGGCATTGTATTCAAAAGTCTCTGCAAAGCTGCGCCGCTCGTTGGGTGCAATTAATCATGTCGGTTGAAATAACCCTTGTTCGCTGTCAAGACGGCTCACTAAGACCGGTTTGCGAATATGATCAAGACCTTGTGCGAACTTGGAAGATAGGGCAGGCGGTCAAAGTGAAGGCCACAAAAGTAAACGCTAGATCACTACAGCATCACAAATTATATTTTGGCGGATTACTAAAGCTCGCGTTTGATTATTGGACTCCAGAAACAGGACTTATCACGCCTAGCGAAAAAGGCACGCTTCACAAGTTTGCGGACTGGCTGGAGGTCAAAGGAGGGTCTACGGGCTCCATACGTCGCGCCTGCGCCGTTTTCCTGTCTGAGCTAAGTGTTAGCCGTGCTGAGCGGATAGAATGCCCCACGAAGTCATTACGGGCGTTACACAGATTTGTAAAGGTAGAGGCTGGGTACTTTGAGTATGAATTAACGCCTGCCGGATTACGCAAGCATGCCCTGTCTATTAACTTCAATTCGATGAAGCAGGAAGAATTCGCAGAATTTTATAAAAGCGCGTTTTCCGCGGTCTGGCGCTTAATCTTGTCGCGGACATTCGAGAATGAAGCGCAGGCGCAAAATGCCGTTGATCAATTGCTTCAATTTGGCTAATATTTGCCTGCGGATTAGGGTAGCTCCCGAAAACCATGTGTCGTGACATGGCCTCCGCTCTCTTCAATCACGAATTAACTTACACGAGGTTAAATATGCTTACTCAAGCACATCTCAAAACACTGCTGCACTACAATCCAGAAACAGGCGTATTAACTTGGTTACCGAGGGAAGGCAGTAACTCATTTAATTCAAGATGCGCTGGTAAAATTGCAGGTAGCATATGTCCTACAGGCTACCTAATGATCAGAATCTACAATGTGCAAACTTCTGCCCATCGCCTCGCTTATCTGTTCATGGAGGGCCGTCTTCCTAAGTGCATTGACCACAAAAATGGGAATAAGTCTGATAACTCTTGGCTGAATTTGCGAGAATGCACTTACAGCGAAAATCTTAGAAATACCGGGAAAAAGTCGCACAACACCAGTGGCTACAAGGGGGTTATTTGGCATAAGCGGTGCGGCAAGTGGCACTCCAGAGTGGGATTTAATCGCAAGAAACACCATATCGGTTATTTCAATACCCCAGAAGAGGCCGCCCGCGCTTACGACAAAAAAGCAATCGAGCTTCACGGTGAGTTTGCGTTAACAAACAAAATGCTTGGCTTAATTTAATGACTCAATCCGAATTACAATCCTTAGTTTTCTATGATCCTGAAATGGGTATTTTCACGTGGCTGCCGCGCATTGGCGACAAGGCATTTAACGCTCGCTTTGCTGGCAAGTCTACCGGCACAATTGGCAGCACTGGCCATGTGACCACGCAAATACTCGGCAGAAAATTCACTGATCACCGGCTGGCCTTTCTTTACATGAAGGGTGGCATCCCAAGGCAGGTGGGCCACGCTAACTCAAACCTGTGGGATAATTCATGGAAGAACCTGCTCCCGCACAGAAAAAACGGACGGCCTGAATAGCATGAAAATAACATCGCAATCTGCTGGCAAAGGCAACCTTTATTCTGTAAACGGTAGGGAATTGACGCTTCAACAATGGGGCGAAGTGCTGGGTGTTAAGTGGAAAACGCTATGGGCGCGAATAAATAAGGGGATGCCTCCTGAGCTGGCTCTTGCTAAGGACATTGCGAGGAAGAAAAAGCCGCGTGATATGAGTAAAATCATAGAAAAGGTCTGTGAAGGCTGCGGAAAACCGTTTTTAATCCCTCAATGCCGCGACTGGCGGGAGCAATGTTGCTCAAGTGCATGCAAGGATAAAGTGCGCGCCGAAAAGAAGGCTATATTTATTGAATCTCGATCAAGAACGTGCGAATTTTGCGGGGCCGGTTTCATTGTAAAACTAAGCCAAATTAAGGCAATGCAAGGCAGATTTTGCAGCTTTACTTGCTCTTATCATGGCCACGTAGGACAGTTTGCGCACAGCGCCGCCACAAGAGAGAAAGCAAGAAATACATTTGCCGAAGGCGTTAGGTCTGGACGTAATACAAGATTGTCCGGCGCTAATCATCCGAGCTGGACGGGCGGCCCCGAGGCTGCGTCAAAGCGTCGCACTGAATCCGGCAAAGCTGCTGCCTATGCTATACGTTATAGGAAGGCAAACCCAGAGAAATTTCGAGAAGCTTCCCGGCGAAGGAGAGGCTTAACGTTAAATAAGTTACCAAGAGGCACCGTGCGAAGAATAGGTGATGCTCAACGCTGGAAGTGCGCTATATGTCGAGCTTCCGTAAAGAAGGCCTACCATATTGATCACATAATGCCACTAAAACTCAACGGTGCGCATGCGCCATGCAATATCCAAATATTGTGCCCGACTTGCAATGTCAGAAAGAGCGCCAAACACCCTATCAAATACATGCAAGAAAGAGGCTTTCTCCTTTGACTTAGCGTCACGCTATACTAGGTACAGGCTACAAATAAACATTTAACAATGGGTTCGATATGAAAATGACATCTAAACATGTTCAGGACGCGGCCAGAGACGAAGAATGCACGCTCAATATCGCGGGGGTTTGTAACTATGACCCAGCAACTTCTGTCATGGCTCATCTGCCGGATGAATCCAACGGCATGGGCACAAAGTCATTTTTTCTAAGCGTAGCGATTAGCTGCTCAGCATGTCACGACGCGATAGATCGCCGCACGCTTGCCCCGGCAATGACTGAGCTTGATAGAGCGTTCTACATGCGCAGGGCGCAAACTAGAACGTGGCGGCGGCTGGTTGAGAAAGGAATTGTCACAATCAAGGGAATTAATTAATTAATATTATTCCCTTATTTTTTTGCCTGAGCTGGGGGAATAATAACGGGGCTTATTTTACCCCAAGATTTACCGGGGGTCCCGGTTCCCCGGTGGGAGTCCCGCCAAATCCAGTCTATAAATCATATGGTTAGGCGTAAAATTGGCCCACAAAATAATGCTTGCAGGATTTCAACCCCAGTGCATAATCAAGAGGGAATATTACGCGGCAAATTATTCCCCTTTTTGATCTTTTAGCTGCTCGATTTCGTGGCGCAAATCTAACAGCCGCCACGCCTCTTTTTCGGTCAGCGGCCCCCGCTCGGTTCTTTCCAGTCTGCGCACGTCGCGCTGTAGGCTCCTGATTTCGGTGGCCCTCAAATCATCACCCGTGACATATTCATTATCGGCATAGTATTTCGCAGCCGTGGCTGTCCCGGTCGCTACGGTTAGAACGATTCCAATTACTGTGCCTATCTCTGAAATTGTCACTAGGTCAGCTCCATCGTGAGTGTATCGTTATTGGTCGAGTATTTGCTGTTTGATATAATTTGAGAATCAACTATCACCTCCAGCGTGCCGGTCAAGCCGGTTACATCAAGCGCCACGCTGTTTCCGGTCGTGAGCGCTGTTGTGTAGCCTCCTGCGCCTACTCGCCATTGTACGCGGGTTTGAGTGTCGGCCTCTCGATTCGTTGCCGCATCATCATAAGCGCGTAAAGTCGTGTCGGCCCTGCTGCGATTTTTCCATGCTGCTGCAATGGATGTTGCGCCGACTCCGTTCGCTGGCGTCCTGCTACCTGCAAGCGTCAAGTATTGCGGCTGGAGCGGCAAGCCTGCGCGATTCGATAACGTGGCGCTGAATGCCGTTGCTGAACCTATGGGAAGCTCGCCGCCCGTGGTCTGGTCAAGTAATTTCACATAGCCCACGGTGCTTGTCGCAAGCAAATCAGGAAGCAGGCCATCACCAGAATTAATAAACCACACTCTATCATTGATAGCGTGGGTCGCTGGCACTGTGTCTAAAATGCTACGGTAGATTTTCGGGAACGTAACTTGTCCGCCGCCATTGTCTACAAATCCGACATACACAAACAGCTCGTTATTGATCATCAAGAGCGCGGAGCCGTCTTGGGCCTGCGCAAGCGTCGTGTGCTGCTTTAAGTTGCTGATTGCTGACTGAGCCACGCCAGTGGCCACCAGCGTGGAGCCTGTGTCATAACGGCTCGCCGCTGCCACTGTCGAAGCGTAAGCATTTAAAAGCAAGCCGCTGCCGTTATATGGAACATCGTCGAGGGCCACGGTCGGGTCGGTTGCGAAATTATTTGTGCTGAACATTCCGTCGAACGAAATGGAAGCGCCGCCCGGTGCCACGGCCACGCAATACAAGCGCCCTGCATTATCGAAGGTCGCCGGGGTCTCTGTGCTTCCTGCTGATGACAAGTAAGCTGGAGGCGTGAATAATAGCCGTGTCGCCACGTCCAGCGGCGTAACCACTTGCGGAGTCCAGCCTGTCGGCTCTGGCGCGGCGAATGTCACCAAGCCAGACGCGAACCTGTCTTGTACACATGAGATTTTGATTCGATTGGAAGCGAGGCCGCCAAAGTCGATTTTGGCTACACGCATGACCATTTGAGTGATCGCGTACGGCCCCCAGCTCAGCACAAAAACACTACCGGGCCGCAAGTCTTGCGCTGCACGATTACTAACGATGTCGCACTTATAGAGCGGCGAGTTAAGCATGGCCATCTGTCGGGCGGACAAGATTGCGGCGGTGGCTGCGTCGTGGCACCCTGGCACGTTAATATCTGTCGATTTCACCCTATTTTGAAAGTTGATATTGGCGAAATCTTGGGTAAGCGCCACGCTGTCTTCATAATTATTCGCCCGGTCTTTGAAAGTGACCCTGCATTGATTAAATGTATTTTCCCATGTCGTTTTCTGGAAATTTGTCAGCGATAAAATATTAGACTCGTTGAAGATTGGCAGCGTGCCAGCTGTGTAATCTTCGCGGATTAGCTTTGCCATGATCTTGGAGGTGGCCGGGTCTTGGTATAAAAGCCCGTCAGCCACTCGCATGACTTCCTCTAGTAAATCTTTCCCAGTAATCGCTGATTGAACTAACAGCGACATTCCCAACCCTTCGTTATAAAGCGTCGTTGCACAGGCAATGAATGAGGGCAGATCCAGCGCGGTCACTGGAATATTTAGCCGTCCGTGATTTTGCACAAAAGCGTCATAGGTGACTTCCATCGGGTTAACATCAAGGCCGTTTGGCATCACTGAGTACGTAGCGTGAAGCCCTGCCGTAATGCGCGAAACTTCAAAGCTAAACGCTCGCGGCGTGTTGCTGGTGCCGATGTAGAACGACTTAAAAAGAACCCGCGCTATGCCATTGTAGGCCGGAACATTTGCGCCAAGGTGCGTTATTAAGTAGGCGTCATGCGCTGGATTTATTGCCCCGTCGTAAAACGTTAAATCTCCAGATAAGCCGCCGCCCTCTTTTTCACCGCCAAACAACTCTGGCAGATTTATCGTAAGGTTTCCGGCTGCAATATTTCCTGACCAAACCTCTTTGTCATCGGCTAAAATTTTGCGCAACTTTACACCCGGCCCAAGGCACAAAACACAGTCGATGCCCATATAATTTTTATGACCGATTGTTTGATGCTTGGAGTTGAACGGGTCTACCCTGACTTTTTCCCTGATCGGCGTCGCTGTGTAGTCGCCATACCATGCGATAATCGGCGATTTCTGTAACACAGTCCCCCACACCAAGGGCAAGGGGTCGCCGTGCTTTGATCTAGGAAAGCGGAAGTCTCCCAGCTTTGACGGTCTGGCGTTCTCAAGATTAGGTTTTGGCATCATGGCTGCGGATAACAGCAACGACGCAACAAATAAAAACGCCATCCACATTTAACCGACTCCTTTCACAAACACGTTGTTACTATCTCCCGGCACGAATGGGAGGCCGCCAAAGTTTGGTTGATTGCTGAATTTTGGGCACCCGTTCGCGCCATCATAGGAATGGTCACAACCTGCGGTCACCTGAATTGACGTGCCTGTTGGCAGCTGACTAAATTCGTAATTCACCGTTAGCGAAGTACCAGCCTGTGCCACAATCATGCGCCGCTCGTTTCGTGCTGGAACTGTGATCTCGCCACCAATAAACCAGCCGTCCGCAAACGCTCCCAGCGATGGAATAGTTACCACGCGCCCGGTCACCGTGCTGACTGTAGTATCGAGCGCATTGGACACGCGCGAAACTTTGCACAGCGAATCAAAAAGCACGTTATTACAAGGCGGCTGCACGTAAACGTTCGGAATGTTGCTCGATAAAATGTTACTGAATATCGACGGCACTTTAAACGATGCCATGTGGTCGTTTATCGTTATTCCTGCAATCGGCCCTTTCCAATACGGCACATAATTGGCCGCGTCGCGCTGGAAGCGGTAAATGGTCAGCTTCAATGATGGCGGCGTGGTCTGGAACCCGTAATCAATGGCTAGTTGTTCAGTGATTGGCATTTCTATTGTTACGTCCACGCTGCTGTCCGTGTGCGTGCCCACTTTCAAGCTGCTGCGACTTAGCCCCGGCACTGGGTTGTAAACGTTTCCGGCGAACGCGTGGGCGTAACTGTCCGAGGTCATGTAATAGTTTCGATATGTCCCAATAAATTCAAACAGCTCATACGGGGCGCTATCACTTAGGCTTTTTTCCTTGTCATCGTAATCAGTCATTTAAACTTCCGCCGTTCGGATTGAAATACTCACCATGCTTTCAAGGCCGAAATGTTTCCACTCGGCTTTATCGTCACCCAGACGGCACGGCAATAAATACGAAATTCTTTTGACGTTAATCCAGCCCGCGCCGGTCGGTAACGCCGTGGATAAATTCAAAATAGTGTCCGTCCCTGTAACGCTGGCCCCGGCAATTTGCGTCCTGTGTATGCCTGATGCCGTTTCAATTTCGATGTATTTGTGCGTGACAATAGGCCAAATCTTTTCAGCATAGGAGGTGCCTTTGATCGTGTATGTTGCGGTCGCGTCCGACGGCGTGACAGTCAATTCCATATCGTCGCGGTACGTTGGCACCCAAAACTTTCTGGCCCTGCCTCGGCAATAGGCAAGGAATGTTTTCCAATAGTCCATGTCTGCCGGGGTCTGCATTCGGTTAACTTTAAACGTCCGAGGCCCACCGATTCGCGTGTAGTCCCAGTATGAAACGAGGTCAGGCAATCCGGTTTGATTATCAAGCGAAATTTGCCCGGTCGAAAACTCATCATTTACAAGGCCATTAGCCAGCGGCCTTTTATCCATTACCGGCGAACCCAAGAACGTTGGCAGTGTCACGGCTGAACCTGTGCGCGTTAGAACGCTTCGTTGCCGGGTCAGCATCAAGCTGAGCTTAGTTTCTGCCGCTTGATTTACTGAGTAACGGCCTATGCTCGTTTGGTCTGAAAGCAATGCAGGCGAACCCGGCATAATTAACGAGCCTGCCGGTATATCAGCGCCCAGCGTAGATACCACTGTCGCGCCGCTTGCGTTTAATACGTCAATTCCTAGCAGAACGGTTTCAGTAGGCGTCTGAACCATTACGAACTCACCGGCCCTAATGTCCGTAGTGGTCGAGTCGTAGTAAAGTTGCAAGCCTCCCGCTGTGCTGTCCGTCGTTGTGCGCGTTGCATACTGAAATTCAGGCACCCAAAGCCGCCCAACCGTGGTGGCTAGGTCGGCGTAAAAGTTTCTTATTGTTTCGCTGGTGTCAAATTTTACCTTTAAACCAAGCTCTATACGCGGAACCTCGCCTCGTAATGCAATCCGCTGTTCTGTGCCGTCAACGGCGGTCATCATGTCAGACAGCCACTCCCATGACTCGGAAACGGGAATTTCTGGCACAATATCAAACTTCACCGCCCGAGTACCGACAATTAATAAGGGTAGCGGGTCGGTCACGTTTGAAAAATCAAATTGAACATCGACGTTAATATTTGGCGGGCCGCTTATTCCTACGGTGGCACTATACGTCAACTCCTCAAGCGGCTGCATGGTGTACGGGTAAGCCTGCCCTATTATTTCAATACCAACAGGGTTGGAAACTGTTACGTTGGTTAGCTGCGCCGCTGTCGCTGGCCATGCGTTCCAGAGTGTAAACTGGCGCGTTTGCGACGATGCTACTGTCTGCAAGTCTAAGCGTGACGGCGTGATGTGGATTCGATAATAAAAGTCATCTTTGAATGCTGGCATCGTGCTGCCCAAAAGCTGCCAACGGGTTTGCGGGGCGCTTCGGAATTTACTATATGGGCCGTAAACACCATTATCTTGCGTCAAATACAGCGTAGGGGCATAGGTCGCTTCCGTGTATTCATTCAGCTCATTACTTATGAAAGGGTTGATTTCTTCACCCTTAAACCCTTCCTCAACAAGCCCCGCCAAAATTCCAGTCATTAACTATGGCCCCGTGTACTTAATTGCGTAGCCGAACGTACCGGAATGACTCGCTGCCCCTGCGTTGGCGCTCACACCGTTTCGCACTGCCGCGTCTTTTCTGAAAACAGGATAAACTTGCCACTCCTCAGCGCCAAACGTAATAATGTCGCCCGGATTAATATAATCTATACGCAAATATCGTGAATTTTTTAGGTTTGCAACTATCGTTCTCCCTCCAGCGTTTCGTACCTGAATGGCCTTAATGGGGACTAATACGTTGGCTTGGTTGCTAAGATTAGGCAACGAAACCAACAACCCAGCCGCCCAGCTTGGCCCCAGTATATTGCCAACTCCAGACTTCGATCTTTTCCAGTCCGTAGTATCTAAACCAGTGTGAATATGATGGGATGGATAGCTAACACTTGACCCAAAAAATAGACCCCCCTCCAATCCGCTACTATTTGCACCAATTTGTGAAGATATCGTGTAAATGGCTATACCATGCCCGGAATTTATACTTGTTAGGAAAGACCCGTATGATCCCGTCAACCATGCGCCAGTTCCGCCAATACCAGGTACGTCAGATTTACCGAAATTGAGGTGTTGATAAAAGCCCGAGTTATAACTAACGATAAAATAAACCTCGTCAGTGTCAGTAAAGTTATGAATTTCGTAATCAACAGGATAAGTCCACGTGGTCCCTAAATAGTTGATAACGCAAACACCATAGGCGGTGGGCTGCCCATCCAAAGTTGTTCCCGTCTGGCCAGTTCCAGCCTTAACAATAACCCGACTGGCTTCTGATGTTACTTGGAAAAAGCTAGTGCTTCTGGATAGTATTCCGTCTATTAGAGCCCACCCGTTAGCCACGCACGCATTTTCTAACGCTGTTTTTAGGTCTGCCATGCTTGACGCTGTGCCTGATGTATATGCCATAAATCAATTCATCTCTATAGCGACGTAATCTCGCCAGCTTGTTTGAGTTACGTTTTGACAAACAATGAAAGCGCGTGCAGTTGGCACCGCAAGGATTGCGCTCACTGCCTGCGCCACTGTCATGCCTGTTTGGTCAACAGTCGCTCCGCCCATTTGAATGACGTTTTCAACCGCATTATTAAACCCGGAAACAAAATGGACTCCGTCTAGCTCGCCCCAAACGTTTGTGGGGTTCGTGTCACTGTGGTACTCCATCATAATTAAAGGTTCTAGCTGGTAATAATCTCCGGCTGGCACTAAGCATTCCCCCGCACTTTCAGCAAGCGTATTCGAACCGCTTCCGCTTGCATGTTGAAACGGATAGACAGCAGGTTGTGGCCAAGCACCTGCTTGGCTGCGAATAAATAGCTGTGCAGCTGTTCTGCCGTGGTACGGGAATCTATGCGATACCTCGCTAAATCTTGCAGTTGACCCCGCGCCAAGCATCGCAGCAAGACACAAAGGTGATGGATATTCCCCCGGCCTCGCGTATGGGTAAAACTTCCCAATATAAAAATGCTCATAAACGGGTGTTCCGACTTTTATGCAGCCAACAATTCTTTGCGCGTTTGCCGTTAGAAAATAGGTTATCGAGTTATTGTGAGCGGGTACGCTTCGGGCAAAATATCCCGGCTGTGCTTCAAAGCTGTTTCCTGAAACATAGCCAGTCATTACGGCTACGGTTATGTTGTAATAATCCGCGCCTACGTCCTGATACGTTTTTATGCCGAGGTAAATTTCCTCGGTGCCTGACAGACCTAAAGATTTGACGATCAATTCGCGGTATGTTGAATTGGTCGTGAATCGCTGCGTGACCCAGCCGTTAGCCTCGACCAGCGTTTTTATTTCGTCAATCAGTTTGAGGTGGGCATCGTCGCCGCCGTCCTTGTTGACTGTCCCTATTGCATATCCCACTAATTACCCCCAATAATTCGCGCGACCGTCCCGCCGTTTTGCTCGATGGTTTCAATTATAAACGCCTGCCCTTCGGCTGATTTTATTGCGGCCAGTGCTGCGTCGCGTGATTGTACCACCACCGCGCTCATTGAGTTATTGATAACAGGGGCCGGTGCGGGTCCAAAGTTTGGCGAATTGGCCGACCCTGCCCGGTCGCTGCTTTTCTGAACGCCCGCCGCACCGCTTTGCAATGCTTGAAGGTTCGCCACGCCGATTCGTGAAGTCGCCCCCGCGTTCATTACAAATTCTTTTCCGTGTACAACGCCTGCCACGTCATTAACGCCGCCCGGGCCAGTATAGCCGCCTTCTCTAAATCCTACGCCTGAAATGGTCGCCACGTTTGCCGCTGCCGCCACCCCTGCCGCTGCTGCTAATGCAAAGTTAGCAGGGGGTGGTGCTGATGCCAAAGCCTTTTGGACTTGCAAAACTCCGTCGATCGTCGCCTGAGCTATGGCTGACGCCTTGCCAATCGCTGCAATTTTGCTATTCCCTGATTTTGACAACGAAGACATGTCACCAAAGAATTTTTGACTGTTCGCCAGCCTCATTGCCGTGGCCTCGGCATTCACCTGTGCGGTTAGCATCGCGGCGTCTTGCTCGCTGATAAGGTTCTGCTTTCTCAGCTCATCAATGCGCGAATACATTTCAGCTTGAATAGCAACGTGTGCATCTGCATGAACCTGCAAGCCTTCTGGATTTAAGCCCATGCCCTGAACTAAATCACTTGTTGCTCGGCTCTGATCGCCGCTGTTTTCCAGCTCAGACACGGCGGTCGTTTTGTTGGCAAAGTCTTGGCGTGGCTGCTCAAATTGCGAGTAGAGCGCATCATTCGCCGCACTTACCCCCGCTTGCTGCTGCAATAGCTCTAATTCTTTCCGCTTCTGCTCAAGGTACTTTTCACGGTCTGGAATTCCGGCGGCGATTGCGGCGTTTTCCAGCTGCATCATTTGCTGTTCAATTTGTCGTGCTGGCGGCAAAAGTTTTAACAATTCGTGCTGGTCTTTCAGGTCTTGATTGTAGCCCCTCATTGGGTCTTTCGCGTCAGCCAGTGCGCTCGCCGCTCGCTCAATTTCCACAGCGTAGACCGCTTGCGTTATCGCGCCGCTTTTCAATAGCGCATCTGCCGCCGTTATCGTGGCGTTGTAGTCACGCTGGGCCCGGGTTGATTCGTCATAAATCCGATCAAATTCCCGCTGCGCTTCTTGGCCTTCCTGAATCGCCTTGATTTTGCTTTTTATCGCTGATTCTTCGGACGCTGAAAGCTGAATCTTTTTACCCGCCAAAGTTTCCGCGATTTGGTCAAAGCGGGCCTGCTCTTCCCTCAGCGGTTGAAGCATACCCATTCGGGCTATCTCGTTATCAAGCTGTGCGTTTACTTTGTTTAATGCCGTCGCTCTTTTTTCTGCTGCCTCGGCCAGCTTCCCAATCGCCGTGGCGTCTTCTGGCGCTGTTCCTGTGCCGCGTAGCTCGCCCTTTGCTGCGTCCGGGCCTGCGTTCGCCTTTAAACTTTCGGCAATTCCTGCGACATAATCAGGTGTATAGGCATCGGTCACCGCTTTTTTAATGTCAGCCAGCGCCGCCGCTGCGTCATTTGGCATTTCCAGCCGAGGCAAATTGATCCTTGAACTATCCAGCGCATCATTCAGGCTTTTAGCCATGTCAGGAAACGCTCGCTCGCTCAGTTTCGCAATGCTACGCAGTGCCAGCTGCCAAACGTTCACCAAGTCTTCTGCTTTCTCGGCTGCAAGGTTCACCGCGCCAACAAAAAAGCCCTTCATTATTTGCGGGAACTTGTCCCAGATAATTTTCACAGCGTCAAACGCGCCCACCATTGTGCCAATGATCAAATTACCGACGGCTGCAAAGTCCAATCTAAGGCCGGAAAAAATCCCGCCAAAGCTGCCACCCCAATTCTTTATTAAGTCGTCAACGTAACCCATCGCGCCGCCCCACGCTTCACGAAAGAAGCTGGCCACCGCTGAAATTGACTGCTTGATGTAGCCTAACGCGCCCAAAAAGGCATCTTTAAGCGATACCGCGCCGTCTGCCGTGACCTTTATCTCATCGCCAAAAGCCGCCAACGCCACCGCTCCAGCCGCAAGCGCTACAATAAGCAAGCCTAAAGGGTTAGCCGCAAGCGCCAGCGTGAACGCAAGCACGGCCCCTGATGCCGTAGCCAGTGCACCAGCAAGCACAGGCCCAAAAGCAACGAGCAATGCCGCCCCCGTGGCCGCCGCAATGACAGCCAACGTCTTCATGTTGTCGGCCAGAAAAACTATCGCGCTCGATAGTCCTGCCGTAATTCCAAGAGACTCGTTTATTTTACCAAACGCCTCAATGGTTTTGTTTTTAAGCACCGTCATCGCTTCGGGTAACGTGGTGATTGTTTCCTTAAATTTGGAGTCGGCAAAGCCTTCGAGCTGCTGAAATGCTCGGAATAAAACGTCGCCGGTGATTAGCCCATTAGCTGCCGCTTTTTTCAGGGCGCTTTCTTGTATGCCCAGCACTTCGGCTAAGGCAATGCGCACTTGTTTAGGCATGTTTTCAGATATAGCCCTGAATTCTTCACCGGCTAACGTGTTCGAGTTGAACGCCTGCGATAACTGTATTTGTGCGCTGGCTGCTTCCTGAGCTGTTGCACCGCCAACTTTTAAAAGTTTGTTTACAGTGGTGGTGAGCCTGATCGAGTCCTCTTGTGATTTGCCTAGCCCGTTTAATGCGTTGTCGAATCGAGTGTAAGAAACCACCGTTGCTTCAACGCTGGAGCGTGTTTCATTGGCCACCACAAAAAGCCTTTCGCGCAATTCAATAAGCTGCTCGGTTGAGTCTGCGACTATCCGCAATTTATTACCCAAAGCGGTATAAGCATCGGCGTTTTGTAGTATCACGCCAGCACTTAACACCGTCGCAGCTATCGAAGCCGCACCACGGGCAAAGCTGCCCATTGACGCTCCCGCTTCGTGCGTTGTTTTCGCCACCCTTGCTTGTGCTTGCGATAGCCTCAGCGAAGCAATAGCCGCCCGATCTGCCGCCGCCGCTGCACGTGATGTTTGCCCAGCTGTTCGCGCCTGCTCCGTTGCAAGCCGTTGTGATGCCGTGGCGCTTTGTGATTGGGCAATGCTTGCGCGTGATGTAGCCATAGCAAGGCGCTGTGATGCCGTGGCGGTGCGTGCTTGCTCTGTTGCGAGTCTTTGCGCTGCCGTGGCCGTTCGTTGCTTCTCGGTGGCAAGTCGCTGGAGGGCCATGTCTGCGCGTTGTGAGGCCGCCGCTATTTTATCGAGATTCGGCGCGATTGTGGGCGCTACCTTGTCGACTATTTCAATTACTATTCGTTCTTCTGACATTTCAAGCGCCCTTTAATTTCTTACTTGCGGTTTTCCGGCCCAATAAAACAGCGCGCTCGACAAATCCAGCTTGTGAATGATGCTCGTTTAATTCGTTTATGTAGTCGACATTATTGGAAATATAAATCGGCTGGCTGGGCTTTTTCTTTGCCAGCACAACCACCGCCGCGCTGTAGGTTTCAGCTGCACTTTCGTGATGAGTTGATCCACCAATCCCCCACACATGAGGGTCAATCCTTTTTGCGGACTCTTTGCCAAGCGTGACAATCCAGTTTGACAGGGCGCGCGAAGTATCGACGGGCGTTCGGAATGCTAAATCGCCGGTGATGGTTTTGGCTACATCAACAGCGATATTAGACGCGGCCAGTGAAACGGATTTTTTCACCCGGCCCATTTTGGCGGTCAGATCGAGCGTATTTTTTGCCATGATATCACCGCCGTTTACTTAGTTTTGCATCAATCCTTTTCAGGTGTTCGCTATCCATCCGACGAATGAAAAAATGCAAATCTTCCGCTTGCTCCTCATTGAAA